GAATCCGGACGCACCGCTGACGACCGAAGAACGCAATACGGCGGTCACCGGGTTTTTGCTGCGGTTTCTGGTGGGGGAGGCGTTGGCGCTGGCTCCGGACACTCGCGAAGCGATGCAAAAGGCAAAACGCCAGGGGGTTGTCGGCGTGAAGGGTCGCGAGCTGGCGATTAAACTCAGCAACCGGCAGGAGTTTTCGAAGCAGCAACGAGCGTTGGCGTTTGGATCGGGTGCAGGCAATGCCCAAGCTCTCGGCCCTGATGGATTCGTGAACGCGCTCGAGCTGAACATGCTGGCGTTTGGATCCGTTCAACAGATTTGCACGATCCTTCGAACCGATAACGGTCGTCCGATGACCGCGCCTTATGCCGATGACACGGCGAACGAAGGGGCAATCGTTGCTGAAGCGGCGTCGGTGGCAACTCTTGTGGACCCAACCATCGGTGAACAGGTTTGGGGTGCCTACAAGATCAATTCGAAGCGTACGGTGTACAGCAGTGAAGTGGAAGAAGATTCAATGTTTGATCTGCCTTCTCTGCTTGGCGGTATGTGCGGCGAACGTATTGGACGCGGCGAAAACCGTTATTGCACGACTGGGACCGGTACCGGCCAGCATCAGGGAATCGTCATTGGTGCAGCTTTGGGAGTGACTGCGGCCTCGGCCACTGTCTTTACGTCTGACGAGCTGATCAACCTGGAACACAGTGTTGACGTCGCGTACCGCACGAATGCGGCTTACATGATGCACGACACGATTTTGGCGTTTGTTCGAAAACTGAAATACGCCGGCAGCGGTGAATACATTTTCAATTTCGACAAGGGCTCGAACGGCACGATCAACGGGCGTCAGGTCCAGGTCAACAATCACATGGCCAGTGCACTGACGACCGGCCAGAAGCTCGTCACGTTTGGCGATTACAAGAAGTTCGTGCTGCGTCAGGTCAATACGCTGCGTCTCCGACGCAACGTCGAGCTGCACGCGGACACCGATCAGGAATCGGTTCAGGCGTTCCTGCGATCGGACGGCAAGATTCAGAACGCCGGCACACCGCCGATCACGTATTTGAAATTGGCATAGTGAAGCCAGAGGGGAAGCGGCGGAGACGTCAGCAGCTTCGCGCTGCGGTCTCTGTCGCTCTTCTCGCAAGGAATCGAAATGTCCCTTTTTCGAATCGAAATGTCCCTTTTGTGAATCGAAAGACCCTCTGATGCGTAGTTATTCGAAAATTGTATTGACGGCCTGGCTGGGATCCGGAGCGATTCAGGGCCAGCCTGGCGACGAAATCGCAGTGACTGACGAGAATCGTCAGGACGTTGCGGAGTTGGTGAAGGATCGCGGCTGCCGAGTCGTTTACGACGGGGCGCCAGCGAAGCCGGTACCGGCTGCAGGCGATGAAGACAGCGAAGCAGAAGGCGACGGGCTTTCGGCCGTTGACGATGCCGACAGCGTTGATGCGCTCGAGGTTGCTCCGCGTTACATCCAGGCGCTGAAAGATGCGGGCCTGCTGACGATTGCGGACGTGAAGGCTCACGGCGATTTGGCGGGCATTCCTGGCATCACACCAGCGGCGGCTAAGAAGATCGCTGCAGAACTCGAGTAGCACCATGAACGAAACTTCAAACGGCCTCGGCGAATACATGGCACTGGCGAACCTTACGGTTGTCGGGGCGTTGATCATTGTGTTCGTCGTTGGTTTTTTTTGGACCATCACTCGCGGATTTCCTCGCGCGTTTACTCTTGTTTCAGAGCTGATTCATTCAGGCCGTGAAAACGAGGCGACATCTCGCAAGCAATTCATTGACGCGCTCGAGGTACAGGCCGTGACGCGGGCTGAAGCGGCAAAGGGCGGTCACGAAGCGGCGTCGCGGATTGCCGACAATCTCGATGACCTTACTCGCGAATTGCGGAGACTGATGGATGACTCGCCAAAATCGAACGCAGCCGGCAACGGTCGAAAGGCGTCAATCGCGTGAAGTTACCGGCAAACGTCCGCACGGCGGACAAACCTCTGGAAAGGCTCGAAGCCCGTGGGAATCAGGATCGTCACACCTCCGACAGTCGCACCGATCGACGTGCTGGGCCTTGCCAGTTTGAAGCAACACGTCAACGAAGCGGCCGACGTCACTGATAACGATGCGTTGATCGCAACGTATTGTCAGGTCGCCTGGGATTACTGCGAGCGGTACAGTTGGCGCACGCTGTTGACGAAGCAGCTTTGTCTTTCGCTGCGGGGCTGGTTTGTGAATTTCGGCGAGTCGTATCGGTTCAAGTGTTCGACGATTCCGCTGCCACGTCCGCAGGTCGTTTCGATTGAATCCGTTGAGTACTACGACGAAGACAATACGCTGCAGACGCTTGCGACGGACGACTGGGCGTTTGATGGCAACTGCGACGTCGTTGAAATCGAAATCTATAACTGTCCGTCTCTGTACGATCGTCCCGACGCTGTCCACATCAATTACACGGCAGGCTACGGCAACGCAGAGGCGGATTTTCCTTCAGTCCTGCTGCATGCTGTGCGGTTGCTGGTTGGCGATTATTACCGGACTCGCGAACCAGCGGCTGCCGATTTAGGGACCGTCAACGCGTTACTTGAGGCGATCGAGATCCGCGACGAAAGGTTGACGGTGTACGAATAATGGCGGACGCCGGCAAATATCGCACGTTGATTTCGATCGACCGAACGCAGCCCGAAACGAATGCGAGCGGTGGAACGGTCGACGTCTGGTCGAGCTGGCTGGCTCGGCGGGCGAAAGTCCGCGTTGCTGGTGTTCGGGATCAGCAGAGCACTGACACGCAGAACGTCGTATTGATAACGCACGTTGTCGAGCTGCGTCGCGATTCGCTGACGGCGACCATCAAACAGGAAATGCGAGTGCGCGTTTTGTCTCGCGTTGTCGATGATTTGCCTCGGATTCTGCACATTGAATCAATCGTCGATGGCGACGATAAAGGAACGGAGCTCCAACTTCGTTGCACTGAAAGAGCGGTGCCGAAATGAGTGTCGATCGTTTTGGGTATCCACTCGGCACCGACGAGCGGGCAGTCACTGGCGATGCACAGTTGATGCGCGTGATGAAGTGGTTTGCAGACGACATGCCGCGCGTGGTTGCCAGAGCAGTTGCGAAAGCGACGCCTGAGATTGTGCGTGGCGTTCGATCGCAGATTTCACACCCATCGGTTCGCCGCGCAATCGGCTGGCGTTTTGTTGCTCAGAATGCTGCGGACGTGGAAGCGAAGATAGGAGCTGCCGTCGGTGGCGGCGCATCGTCGCGAGTCAGTGGTCAGCGAGGAAACCGTTCCGGCGTCGGAATAGATTCGCGGAATGTGCACTGGTGGTTTTTGGGCACAAGCGAACGGCGGACAGAGTCTCATCGTACAGGACGGATGCCAGCTCAGTCGGAACCGATTTCGGTTTTAGTGGAGCGGGCGGGCGGGCTGTCGATTTTGCGGCATTTCATCAGCCAGGCGGTGATGCATGAATTTAAGGTGGCCGAATGATTTACGCGAAACTGCGAGCTGCTCTTTTGACGTTTGGCACTGTGACTGATGCCGTCGGGAAAAACACGAAGTTCGCAGCGATTGACGATCAGTACGCGATTCGGCCTGGTCGCCTTCACGAACTGGATCCGTATCCGGGCATCGTCCTTGCGCTGCCGAACACGAACAACGATTCCGCATTGTCAGGACGCGGCGGATTCTCGACGGCGACTCTGGAAGTTCGCTGCATCTCGCTGGACTGCGATCAGTCCTGGAATCTTTTGAAGGCGGCGGCGTGGAACGGTGGCGAGCCGGACGACGAGACCCGGTTGCTATCCGGTCTGGACGGTTACAGGAATTTCTCAGGAAACGGGCTGCAGGCAATTCGACTGACGAACATCCTCGAAGACACGTTCGAGCCCAATGACAAGTCGGACAGGATGTACTGGATAGTACAGGGTTCTTTCAGCGTGGAATTTGATTTAGGAATGGGGATTGTCTGATGGCAAAGTATTCGAGTCTTGGCACAATTTTGCAGTTGACGATCGCGACGGTGTTGACAGCGGTTGCTGGTGTTCGCGACCTCGATTTCGAGTGTCCGGAACTGGAGCTCGTCGATGTCGATGATCTTTCTTCCGACTATGTCGAGCAGGATCCGACTGGTCGCAGCAAGGGCGGGAGCGTGAAGTTTTCGTACTTCTACGATCCGGCCTCGGCAAGCTGCGCGGCACTGATCGCTCTTTACAACGCACCGATCAAGACTGCCGGCGTGTATGTCCCAACGGCCTGGGCGATTGTTTGGTCATGCAATCCCGCCGCGACGCAGTTATTCAGCGGCACGCTCGTGAAACAGAACCGCAAAGCTGAACGCGGTTCGGCGCTGATCAGTGACGGCGAAATCACTGTGACTCGAAAACCGACGCTTGTCTGATCTGTTCGACGATTCTTCTTTCCCTCTCTGGAATTGATGTTATGAAGTGCCGATTTCTCAATGCTGTGGTTGTCGCGAATCCGACGTTTTCGCATCACGCCTTTGAAGCGGCTCGCGACGCTGGGACGCCTTACGATGTTCCGCGACAAGTGACGGTGGAAGCCGGATTTATCATTGAGGATCCACAGGCGTGGATTCATTGCTGTCCCGGCGACAGCAACGCAGATCCGATTGCGGAACCGGTCGACGACGAATGCCGTGAAGCGGTGCGCGTCTGGATGACGGAAAAACGTCCTGCCGGCATTGCGGCGATCAAAGCGCAGCTCGATCAGATTGATTTGATTCAGGACGAAGGGCATCGCAATCGATTGAAGCAGCTCGGCCGGGCTTACGGCCTGTTGCCGTCGGGTGACTCGAAGTCTGCTGGAAAGTTGAAGGCGTCGGTGAGCGACGCTGTTAAATAGTTTTCTCCCTCTGGAACCTGAATCATGTCCAAACTGTTTGGCCGCTCCGACGTTGTCGGCGGCAAATCTTCGCGGCGGCGTTTTCTGACTGTGCCGGTCCCGTTCGATGATGAGGGACGCAGCGTACGGCTGCGGAACCTCACGGCGAAAGAACACGGAGAATACGAGATCACGAACCTTTCGAAGAAAGGCGGGCTCGTTCGCGAACGACTGCTGGAAGCGAAACGGCTTTTGGTCGTCAAAACGATGTGCGATGCTGACGGGAATTTGTGTTGCGACGAAGCCGACGTTCTGGAAATGGAAGAAACCGACGGCCGTCTGGTGGCGTTCATCTACGGCAAGGCCTGCGAGCATTGCGGCATCACGGACGCCGAGGTTGAAGACGCGGTAAAAAACTCAGGAGCGATCGGCGGCGACTCTTCTGCTTCCGACTCGCCAAAGAATTCCGCATTGAAGACGCCGACGTTGACGCCTGGCTTGACCGCATAGAGCCCAGGGTCATCAGTGAATGGATGGCCTTCGAGCGGATTGAGCCGTTCGGAGACGCTCACGACGACAAACGGTTCAAAGTGCTGGCGTCCTGGATCTGCACGTTTTTGAGTGCCTCGAAAGCCTATTCGGCCGACGACATCAAAGGCATTTCGCCCGAAATATCGCCGGTCGAACGGGATGACAGCGACGAAACGCTTGAAGACAGCGACGAATCCGGGCCTTCCAGTGCGGACGTTCTGCGCGACATTGCAGAACAGAACCTTTTTCGCTGAGTCCTCGCTATGTCGCTGGCAAAACTCGTCGTGCACCTGCAGGCCAACTACGGGAATTTGACGTCCGGGCTGCAGGTCGCACGAACGCAGACGGCGGTTGCCGTCGATGGGATTCGCAGTTCGGTGGCCGGCATTGCCGACGGAGCGACATCGTTTACGGAACTGGAATCGAAGGCCACGACATTTGCGACGACATTGGAGACGGCGGCAGCCGCTGCCGAAGTCGTGGAGCATGCTGTGCATTCAGCCGCGTTTGCGGCCGAAGTCGGGGCGGGGACGTTGGCGCGAATGAGTGTTGCGGCGACGGCCGCCAGTGCCGGCCTCGCGGCTCTCGACAAATCGGTTGTTCTTGCGACGGGGGCGGTCGGTACCGCCGTCACTGTCGCAGGTTCGGCGGCTCCGGTGTTCGGCGGTCTTTCGAGAACATTAACGATTGTTGCGTCAAGCTTTCGCACAGTCGCGACGTTCGCCGGTCTTCTCGGTTCGATCTTTTCGACGGTGGCGGTGTTTGTGCGCGGAGCGGCGAACGGGCTGCTGCATTTTCTGCACATGGTGCACGCGTTGCAAATCGCTGTCGATTTGCTGTCGACGGCGTTTCGCATGTTGATTGTGCCGCTGCGCTGGATCGGTCAGGCGGCCGTCACTGTGTTTCGGCTGATGACTGTGGCGTTGAAGACAGTACTTTTGCCGGTGCGGTTGTTATGGGCGGGGCTCTCCGGGCTGGCTCGCGTCATTTGGGCGATCGTTCAGCCGTTGGCGAGCGTCGCGCTGACTGTGTTCAAAGTGTGGTGGATTTTCAAAGGCTGGATCGGTGCGTTGAAAGTGCTGCACCAGTGGCTTGGCATGTTGCCGCCAAAGCTGCGGATGCTGGTTGTCGGTTTGTTGGCTCTCGGTCTCGCCGGCAAGGCGGGTGCGCTGGCTCTGCGAGTCTTCAGCGTTGCGGCCCGGGTCGCAGCGACGGCAGTGCAGTTGCTGCTGATTCCGATTCAGCTCATTCGGAATCCGATGGCGGCATTGCGATCGGCTGCGAATCTTGCGGGGCGGGCTGTGATGTTCGCCGGATCCATGGCTCGCGGAGCTGCCAGCGGTTTTTATAAACTGGCAACGTCGGTCGGCAGCGCGGCGGTGAGTGTTGTCGGTTCGATTGCTGGCAAGATCGTCGGCGCGGCGAAGGCCGGGGCGACGGCATTGCTGGCGATTGGCGTGGCGGCTGCCGGGTGGGGAATCAAGCTGGCAGCGAAAGCGGAGCTGGCCGCGGTGGTGTTCGGCACGATGTTGAAGGATATGTCGAAGGGCCAGGCGTTGCAGCGCGAACTGGAAGGCTGGAAAGGCGCTCCGCTGTTTGATCCGGATCAGATCCAACTGTCTGGAACGCTGCTGTACAAAGCCGGCATCGCTGCCGGTGGCATCGTCGGGAAGCTGGACCAGCTCGGCAACATCGCGGCGGCGACAAAAACGCCGATCGAAGATCTTGCCCGCGTGTATCAGCAGGGCATGAATCAAGGCGCGTTTCAGCAGGACAAAATCAATCAGCTCAGCGATCGCGGGATTGCGATCTATGAAGGCCTCGCGCATGCGACTGGTGTCAGCGGTCTCGCGCTGAAGGAAATGATCAAGGACGGCAAAATCGGACCGGCGCAGATGAACGCCGCGATTGAACACCTTACAACCGGAACCGGCATTTATGCCGGTGCGATCGACAACGTCGGCAAGACGTCGATCGGAATGTGGAAGACGCTCGTTTCGAAAGCGGGTTTCGCAGCTCGGCAGCTCGGCGAGAATCTCGGCATCGCTTTCGATTTCAAGGGTATCATGTCAAAGGCGACGGACTTCTTTGTGAATCTGAAGGGCTGGCTCGCAGCGGCGATGCCGGCATTCACGGCCACCGCAACCGTCGTGAAAGCGGCATTCGGTGCGGCGTGGGAAATCGTGACGGTTACATTCAGTGCGATCACAGGGGCTCTCGGCTTGACCGGTGGCAACTGGATGAAGACGTTCTTCGAGTGGGCGGCGATCGCAACCTGGGCGTTCAACGAATGGCCGGACATTGCGACGCTCGCTTTTGTGAATGTGGGTCTTTCGCTGGTACAGTTTGGTGCGGACTTTGCGCATCTGTTTAGCGGTGTCATGCCAGCGCTCTTCAGTTGGTTCGGCGACAATTGGTCTCAGTTGTTCACGACGGCAGCCAGCTTCGTGAGTTCGGTCTTCTTGAACATGGGCAAAAACATCTTCGCGCAGATGAAGGCGATTTGGGACTACATCGCGAGCGGTGGAAAGAAATCGTTCTCGGTCGCCTGGACTCCGTTACTTGAGGGATTTGAAAACACAGTGTCGCAACTGCCGGACATTCCGCCACGTGCGATCGGCGAACTGGAACGCGAGCTGGCGGCCGAAAGCGCACGCCTGGGCGAATCGCTGGGCGGTTCGCTGGCTGAAGCGATCGACGCGAATATGCAGATGCTGGCAGACTTCGAAGCAGCTCAGGCGAACTACAAGCCGCCAAAGCTCGACGATCAGCATGAAGATCCTCCTCCGCCCGACGCTGGCGAGGCGACGGCCAAAGCGAAGCACGCGGAAAACAAAGCTACCGAAGTGCGGAGCTCTGAGGGCCAGCAGGCCCTGGCTGATTTGCTGCGCGGCACGTTAAAAAACAACGACGCGAAAACGACGGCCGTTGCAACGCAGAAAGTCGCCGTTTTCGCGGCTGAAATCGCACGTAATACACAAGGGCCAAAGCTACGGCCTGCGGAATTTGCAAGGGGTTAAGGTACAAAAATGGCCGTTACACGTTGGTGGATTTCAAAGTCTGAAATGGAAGACAAGGCGGACGGCATCAACTCCGTCCGCGATTCGCTGCACATTGAGACCAGCGATCGAATGAGCTGGACGGCGATCAGATCCGAATCGTTCATGCCTCGTTTTGGCGGCGAACATCCGCACGAGCCCGGATTCTTTCTGGATTCCCGACGGCCGCAGCATCTGAAGAAAACGTATTGGGAAGTTCAGCTCGAGTATTTGCCGTTCAAGCCGGATCCAGTTTCGCCGAATCCGCTTTCGCGGCCTGTTGATATCGTCTGGTCTACGAACCTGGTCGAGCAGCCGACGGACTTCGACAATCAGGGCCGCTTCATCTGCAACACGGCGGGCGAAGGCATTACCGGCGTGATGCAGCGAATACCGATGGTCGACTACTCGATCACGGTGAATAAACCTCGGGATCCAGACTGGATTCTGACTCACTTCGGGGCTGTGAATTCCGACGTCGTGCGGATTCGCGGAATCACCTGGCAGCCAAAAACGCTTCTGGTCGTTTCCGGCAGCGGCGGCCCGATCGTCAACGAGAACAATACGACGTACACGGAAATCAAGCTTTCGCTGTTGGGCGATTATCGCGGGTGGCATTCGGAAGTCTGGAACCGTGGCACGGTGCGACTAGATCAGCAGGACCGGATTCAATGGGTGCGTGAAGGGAACAAGCTTGTTTTACGAATGCGGAAGGTCTGGGTGCCGGTGCCGATCACGTCGGGAACTCCGCCAGCTCCGGTCGATGAACCGCGATTTCTGGACTACGACGGGCAGGAGATCATCGACGCGTATTCGATCGGCGAAACCAGCACGGTCGACAAATCGAAAGTGATTTCTTTGACGTTCAACATTCAGAAGGAACGACCGTTCAACGGGGTTCTGCCGCTGTGATGCCGGGAGAATCGCCTCCTCTGCGAGTCGGGTTAAACGAAGATGGGCAATGAAGATCTAATTGGAATCAACCCACAGCAGTGGCGCGAAATCAGCGGCGTTGTTCTGGATGCGCGTACGACTCGGTTGCCGTATGTTGGCGTTGAAAAGAAGCACAACAAAACTGGCTACGACGCTTTGCGGGTGATGATCCTTGGTCCCGATTATCCGATCTATTCACCGCGCACGACTCGGCAGGTCGCCTACTTCGCCCGGGACCTGACGCGGGAAACTATTACGATCGAAATGTTCGGCGACGATTTGGCCGGCTTTATCGATCTGTGGATTGACGGCCAGGTGTATCACACGAATTGCCAGCTTGGGACTGAAGAATTGCGGGAGTGGCTGGGGTTCGATCTGTCGTACTGTCGCGTGACGGCGTTCCCCGGACTTTGGGAGTTCGCGTTTCGCGAATTGGCACCGGAAATGTCGGCAGAACCGGGTCAGGGAAACGGGGCTGATGGCGTTTCATTTCGCGGCGGATTGGTCGTGACGCTCGAAGGCTGGGTGTCCGTCGATAAGGGCGATGGCACTCTGGATCTGCTGGATGTTGTGGATGCAATTCCATTCGCTGAGGGCGAGGTCAAGCCGGGGGCGATTGCGATTGCGCGGTATTCGAGCTCAGTCGGTTGGCTCGTCGAAAAATGGCAGTGTCGCGAGTTTCGATTTTATCCGGGGTAGTTTTCAATGTGTTGTAAAAATCCATGCTCAGTGGCCCGCTGCAACGGGTGCCCTGAGACCGACTGGCATTCGTTCACCTGGCGGCTTGTGTCGCCTGAGGCGTTGCAGTCGATCATGTGGGGCACGATCGAGCGTCGATTCCTGGACGTGAATCGACTGATGCGCTATCCAGGCGTCTGCAACTGCGTCTGGATCAACTACATCGGAGATCACGGGCGCGACACAAGCGGCACGTACAACGCTCAGGCGGTTTGGTACGACATCGCCAGCTCTTGGCAGTTGGCGCGACTTCGTACTGGCGACGGCATTTGGGAGTGGGTGATTTACGTGTCACGGTTCGCCTGGGATTGGGGCTACTATCACGGCCTGTACGGCGAATCGGGTTACAACGGCTGGTACTGGTCAGAGCTTGGACCCGGCAGCGGAAACGACTGCGACAACGGCGCATTCTACGGTGCTGGATATCCCGGCTACGGTTACGGCTGGGGTTACGGTTGGGGTTACGGATTTGACCCTGCGTATTGGGGAATTGGCGTCGGCTGGTCGGCAATCTATCGGCTTCAGGGCGCATTCAATTGTCGCGGTACGAATCATTTTGTACGCGATGACGTGGTGCATCAGGATGATGAAGGCTACGAGCCTCACGCGTTCCCGGCATGGATCGACGTCACTCGCGAAGCGTTGGCAGCGAGGGTGCCGACCGCATGATGACCTGGAAAGAAATATCGACACGACACGCGGCATTGCGACGTCGTCAGAACTTGACTGACAAGGCGACGTCATTACCAGCCGTCACGTTCACGCCTTCGGATCGCTGGCATGATCGACGGCGCTTCGCCCGTCGGTTGACGGCTGTGACGTCGGTCAGTCCGAATCCAGCGAATCGCGAGCGGCAATTGCTCTGCCTGCAGAGCTGGCTTGATATCGGGCTGGAAGTTATCACCGTGAACACTGCCGACGAACTGCGAACAGTGTCGTTGCCGAATGACGTGCAGGCCTGCACCAACGAAACGCTGACGACGATCTACGATCGACCAACGCAGCCGATCTGGAATCTCCTGCAGGCGGGCATCGGTACCGGACACCATTTCATGTTGATCAATTCAGATATCGAAATCTGCGGCGATCCATCGTTGCTGGAACGTGCGATCGCACACAGCGACTCACTGACGATCGGTATCCGCTGGAATCACGAGCGCGGGAAGTTGCTGGCGACTCGCGAGGAATGGGGGTTAGACGCTTTTCTGATGACCACAGAAATGGCCAGGACAGTTCCGCCATTGAAATACGGTCTCGGGAAACCAGCCTGGGATTACTGGATCCCGCATCACTTCCGCAGTTTTGGTTATTCATTCGACTGGATCAAGCAGCCGTTTTTCTTTCACGAATTGCATCCGCTGGGCTGGTCGCAGCCTGAATGGATTCTAGGTGCCGAGATGCTGAAAGCAGCCTGGGGTGTTAATCTGATGGCTGATGCTACGGGGTTTCGCAAATCGCTATGAATTTCCGTGTTGCTGTCTGGATTGGCCGGATTTGATGTGGTTGTTCGAAGCTGTTTTTTTAGAAGGTTGAAGAATCCATGACGCAAAAGATCTGGCGCGGCGACGCCCCTGCGATCGCTCAAGTCACTCGCGTGGTCCCCAGTGACGTGGAAATCGGGGATAGCTTTTCCATCACATGCAACGGCAAATCGATCACAATAACTGCGACGGAAGCGACGGTGGCAAACGTCGTTGCGCTGTTGATTGCTGCGATTCGTGCGTCACGAATTGCGGAATTCGGTGAGTTCACGGCGTCGGCTGAGGGCAATCCTGCAACTGCTCTGCTGCTGACGGCGAATGAAGCGGGTATGCCGTTCGTCGTCACGGCCTCGGCCAGCAACGGCACCAGCACTGGCGTTACAGTCACGACGATCACAGAGGGCGCGGCACCGAGCGGCGCTGTGAATGCCGTCGTCAAGTTCACCATTCCGGCGAACGGGGCGGGGAATGCCGGGACATTTAAGGTTTATCATCTTGGCAACGCCAGTTCTGCAATTGCAGTGGGCGCGAACGCGGCGACGGTCCAGACAGCACTCGAAGCAATTTCCAGCGTCGGGGCCGGGAACATCACGGTCGTGCGTTCGACAACGTCGCAGGACGGAATTCAGCTCGACGGTGAAACAGACACGTACACTTGCACGTTTGCCGGTGCGTTGGCCGGTAGCGCACAAGCGCTGGTTTGTTCGCTCTCGGCCGTGCGTCCGGTTACGAAGCGGTTGCAGCGCGGGACGGCTTCGCAGAATCAGATTCTGCAGATCGATTTTGCGGCGTCGGGCACTACGTTTTTGGCGGCGGGTTCTTCGGCGTTTACGTACACGTTGGACGGTCCATTTACCACAAAACCGGCGTCCGGTTCGTTTACCATGGCCAACGCTGTTTCCGTTGTCGATTCATCGATCAACGAAGCTTTCGGCGGCCTGCGGAATTTGAATCCGTCGTATTCCGGCAACAAGTTGGTCGTTGAATTCTTCGGAGCGTTTGCCGGGTTTGACTCGGGCCTTATTATCGCGAACAGCGTCGCAGGTTTGGCCGGTACTTTTTTGATTCCGGTAACGATCGTTACAGCCGGGCACGGGGCAACGGCGGGAATCAACGAAGTGCAGCGCGTGACGCTGTCGAGCGTTCCGACGGGCGGGACTTTTACGTTGACGTTCGAAGCACAGACCACAACGGCGATTGCCTACAACGCATCGGCGGCAACTGTCTCGACCGCGCTTCAGGCGCTGGCGACGATCGGCGCAGGGAATTGCAGTGTCACGGGTTCCGCTGGCGGTCCGTGGGATGTTACGTTCATCGGCGCTGAGGCGGCTCAGAATCAAGTTTCTATGACGGGCGATGGAGTGGGATTAACGGGGGGCTCTGTCCAGGGCTTTGCAATTGGAACACTGGTTGCTTCGAGCGGGCCGAATCATTGGGACGAAGCGAAAAACTGGATTCCGGCAGGATTGCCAGCGAACGGCGACGATGTCGTTTTCGAAGATACCGGGGCCGACTGTCTTTACGGGCTGTTGCAGTCTGCTGTGACGCTGGCCTCGCTGACAATCTCAATGGCGTGGCAGAATCGGAAACTAGGTTTGCCGCACATCAGCCGATCGGGCTACCGCGAATATCGCGAGCAGCAACTGACGATTGGCTGCAGCGTCGTCTTGATCGGCACTCAGAACGGTACCGGTCCGTCGCGGGTGTATCTCGACACAGGCACCGTCGCGACGGCCATTACGATTCGCAACACTGGATCGAGTTCGGACGCGTTGCCGGCTTTTGTGTGGATCGGTGACAACGCGGCGAACACGATTGTGATGGACGAAGGCGAATTCGGGACGTCTCCGTTTGCCGACGTCGCTTCGCGATTTTCGTCTTTGATCATGTACGGCGGCCGCTGCACGCTCAAGAACGCCACGATCGTTGACGAGCTGGAGGCCAATGGGAATTCGGTTCGTGCGTTCGACTGTTTGTTGGGTGGCCAGCCGCTGAATCTGTGACGGCGTGGCGTTGTTGAATTTATGTGACCCGCGGATGGTTGATCCGCGAGACACGCGGAACAAATCGGAGAGTCAAAATGCCCCTGCAACCTATCAAATTCTGGATCGGACCTCCGCAAGGGGTGACGACTCCCAGCAGCGGAATCGGAGTCACGGCAATCGGCACCACCTTTCAGGTCGGCTAATCAATGTCCAATCGACCAAAATATCCTGGCAAACTTTCCGCGCGACCTGCACAGTCAGGCCCGAACCCCACCGCCCACACTGAAAGATTCCCATGAGCCTGCTCTCCCTGATGCAGCAACACTGCAGCGCCGAGGCCACGTCCGGAGACTTCACGGCCGTCGCGGCAAAGCTAAATGCAAACTCCGTCGTCGTCCACGATGGTCAGCCCGTATCGATGGCGAGGACGCTTGCCGCACTGATCGCTGCAGGGATCGACCCTGATCCTGTAATTGCGGTCTTCGAGACGACACCCACGGGACGAAGCGGACTGGCGAAGCTGGCGGACGAGGGACTCGATTACGGGCACCCCATCACTGCTGGCTTGATCGCGAAAATGGTCTCACTTAAATCGCTGCCGCAAGCGACAGCGAACGTGCTTACTGGGCTTTCTGTGCATAACCAACCTGTCTTAGGACGATTGGTCACGGCAGACGAGTGCCGCGATACATGGCTCGAAGCCGCAAGAATCGCGTCGGTAGCCACGTTGGACAGCCGTTGGGTCGCCTGTCTGAACGACTGCGGGATCAATTCAGCTCTTGCGAGAGGTGACTCACAGGCGCTGATTACAGCACTTGAGGCGTCTGTAGTTCGGCTGAAGCAATAGAGGGTATTTTCAATGGCTGGAATTATCTCATATTGGCCGAGCGTTATTCCAAATATTAGCTCAGCTACCGTCTCGTCCTCCGTCAACGCTACCGGCGACAAGATCGCTTTTATTGGGCAAGTTCAACATCCACTTGCATCGTCTGGAAAATCAATCGAACGTGTTGGATTTCGTTTTGGAACAGTTACTAAAAACGGCGGAAGTGCTCTTACTGTCTCGTTGCAGGATGTTGACCTGACGTCGACTACAGTCCCGATTCCTGACGGTGTTCAGGATCAGACTGTAGCAATAGCGAATTCCGCGTATGCTACGAACTCATTCACGATTACAAATGCGTTAAGTGCAAACCGTTCCATAGTGAACGGCGAATGGCTTGCAGTGGTGGTAGAATACGACGGTGCCGGTAGGTTAGGTTCTGACAATTTTCAAGCTTCGGCGATTCCAATGTCGGTTGGTACAACTTCAGGAATCTCGAAACAAACTGCCGGAGTCTGGACGGGTGGTAACATCCATTCGAGCGTGGCTTTGATCTGTACAGATGGGACTGTTGGAACGCTATCGCATGGTGGCTGGTTTTGGGGGTCACAGACTACGCGGACATGGAATGCTGCGACTAATCCAGATGAACGCGGGTGTCAATTCACTGTTCCGGTTACGATGACCGTTGACGGCGTCAACATGCTTGCAAGTATCAACGCAACGAATCCCAGAAATGCGGACTTTAATATACTTATTTACGAAAACGGAACTCTTATCTCGACAACAACAATAGATGCTTCGGCGACCAGAGTTACTAACACCTACCCTTGCTCTTTCGTGTTGAGTGACCGCGTAATCCTGACTGCTGGTAACACCTATATCTTGGCGGTAAAGCCACTTGTTTCAGGTGAAAACTTTTCCTCGATAGAAATGATTATACCGTCATCGGCGTGCGGTGAGTGTATGGGGTATTTCAATTTGTCGTCCGCTACTCGCAACGGCGGTGGCTCATGGACGTTTGGCTCAAACGTCTTGTATATCCCGTTTCAGTTTCGCGTCGTAGACGTTGCGTCGGGTGGTGGTAACGTTATTGTGATGGAGGAATAAAATGCCCGGCGACATCCTAATTCCGCAAAACGTCACCAGTCGCATCCGGCATTTCATGCTGCGATCGTCTACGACTGGCCAAGGGCTTACGGGAAAGGTCCATTCTGACTTTAGCGGAAAGTACAATATTGCCGGTGGGACTGAGACCAGCCTTTCATTCTCGTCCGGTTCGCCAGGCGATGCATACACGAGCGGGAAGATCGTGCCTCTCGGAATAGGGAAGTATGCGTGGCATGTGCCGAACGCTCTGTTTGCGTCACTCGGTGCCGTCTCTGCTGTGCTGTCGGTTACTGGCGCGATCGACGTGCATTTCGATTGGCTGGTGGTGACGGCTGATCGTCATACGGCAGCTTTTGCGGCTAATACTACGGTTCCCGATAACGCCGGAATCGCGGCGGCGAGAACGGCGTCCGAGTCGGCTGATGGTAAGTTGACGGTGGGTCGGCTTTCTCGTGTTGATAGAATTCCCGACGTTGCGGCCGGTTCCGCGACGGGGCTTGCGATCGTCGGGTCGGAAATGTCTTTGACTTCGGCGGTTCTCGCGGCGTTGTTCTCGGACACGGACACGGCGGCTCTCGTCGATTCGATCATTGCGAGAATCGAAACCGATCTCGACGGTGCCGACGTTTCGGTCGCGGCAATCGCTGTCGCCGTTCGGGATGCCGTCCTAAATCGCCTTCTCGCCGGTAATCACGATACGGCCGGCACGGTCGGAAAGCTGCTGCAGAATCTTGACGTTCTGATGAGCTCGCGTGCGACTCCGGCGCAGGTGACGGCGGCATTGGATGCGATCAGCTCCACTGCGCTGGCTCGCTTCGCGACCGTCAACACTGGTCAGACGACAGCAGCCACAGGCTCGGTGGCGAATCTCGCGCAGGGGGCTGGCGGTGGTGGTGGCTCTGCGCCTTCCGTCGCAGATATTCGAGCCGGTTTATTCCATGCTGATGATCTCGCAAATCGACTCCGCGTGTCTGCCGCTGGGGCAGTGGAACTAGACTCCGCGGGGCGCGAGACAATAGCGGCGAAAGTCGATGAAGTGCTTTCGGCGGCACACGGGGAGGATTCTTGGGAAGGTGGCGGCGGCGGTGGTCTCACAACGGAGCAGGAAACGAAGCTGAATGAAACCTGGGCGGCCGCACAGAAGATCAACGGGGCTGGTCTTTCGGTCGCCGGATCAGTGACTCCAGCCGGTGCCATCACGTTGATCGTCGGCAAAGATTACGTCACGGCCGCCGAGAATGGGCTTGTCCGATCGGTCGCTGATGTTGGCGGAGCACTGGCGGCCAGGCTGCAATCCGCCACACTGGCGGCGTCGCTGCAGTTCGGCGCGCGTCGCGGAAATGAAGTGCTGATTACCGGAACCATTTCGAGCGTCACTTATGCGGACGATGTCACATCGATTTCGATCGAAATACCCCGGAACCTCATTCCCGGTACGCTGCCGATCGCCGACGACTACCGGTACCAGATCCAGCGTACGACGTCGCTAGGCAAATTGGTGGTCGAGCTTGGCGGTGCTCTGCGCGTGGAACGTGCTGACGTCTGAGGGAGGGATTATGTTTGCGACGTATTTCGAACCAGTGGCGGGCATCGACGCCAGCGAAGAACAGGAGCTGCTGTCGATGTTCTGCGAAACGTGGCCTGGTGTAGTGGTCTGCGACGAGTTCGATGCTGCGTCACATCCGCGATACCTGGAACTTCGCAGGCTTCTTCAATCGTATCCGGAAGTGACGCCGCCCGGTTATCGGGCTGCCTGTTTCCTGCGGTGGCTGGCATTTGACGCATTCACGACACAGGGGCCGATGCTGCTGCTCGATTACGACGTGTATCCGCGTTTTGCGGATGCCTGCGATCTCGACTGGTTCGTCGATCGATTCGACCGGCCAACGATTTTGGATCGACTGAATCCGTGCATGCTCTTTCTGCCGGATGCGTCGTTTCTTGCGTCGATCGTCGATATGTTGTTTTTGCCCACGATCCCAAACAAGGAACCGGACGGCCCGCACATTGGCGACAATACGGTTTTTGATCAGCACTGGGAATCGATCGGCGGTTCAATTTCGTTTGATGTGACGCGGCCGGACGGCGACGGTCGCTTCCTGCACTTTTCAAACAACTTTGTCGCCGGCTGCCGACCCGAGGCCGTCCGGTCGGCTCTCGGCGTCTCGCTGAACCTCTGAGGCTGTGATCACGCGGCCTTGCCTTTCTTCAGTTTCGTCGCTTTGACTGGTTTCGGCTGCACGATTTCTCGCAGAAATTCCGGCATGTAGCCTGCTGGCCAGCAGTTCAGCAGTGTTGCCTTTTCGGCGTCTGCTGCCTGCAGGTCGGTCCGGCAGACCTCGCGTCCTGCGTCGGTGAGTTCATTCAGCACGTCGATCGGCGGTTTCCAGGCTGCCAGCAAATCGGCATTCAGCAGACTCGCCAAATGCAGCACGGAATCGATCGCGATTTGCGGCCGATCGGCGGATTGCAGCAGCTCGACGACAGCGGTTCGGATCGTGTCTTCGATCTGTTTCGGAGTTCCATCCAGTTTGTCGAACATTTTGCAGACTTCGTCCGGATCCCACCGCCGCTGGCCTAGTATCGCATCGCCGATCGCTCCGTCTGATGTGAATGCGATCGCCAGAACGATGCGGTATACCGTCGCACGATCCTTGTGCTTTGCAATGACGTCGGCCAGGCCTATCGCCAGCGAGTCTGCAATCTCGTTGGCAACGCGGCGTTCATTGTCGAAGTAGCTGACCACTTTCTTTTGCGACTTGTCGGAGGCCTGCGAGCGGTGAGTTTTCGCTTTGTACTCACCGTGCTTCTTTCTGCGGTCGGCCAGCGGCTTTGTGTTGAGCTCGCCGAACAGTTTTACATTGAACGTGCGTTCCTGATCTCCCCATGTGTTCATCAGGTCTTTGAAATTTCGCGGTGCCAGCGCTTTTCGATCCTCGTCGCTCAGCGTTTTGAAATGTCGCTTTTTCGGATCCGGAGGCGCGTAGCTGCTCCAGCCAGAATCGTACGACATCGATCGGCTGTGCGTTCGGATCGCGTTCTTCAAGCATTCCTGCAGGCTGGTTTGTTCGATCGGCAGATCGCTTTTTATTCGCGTTGCGATCATCTTTTCAACGGCGTCCATTAGCGGCGGCAAATCGCTGTAGGACAGCACGTCACGAATCAGCGTCGGTGCGACAATGCGGGCGTCAACGTGTTTCAGGATGCCAGCCGGCAGTTCCAGCAACCGAATCGTATTGCTGACTTGTCCCTGGCTGATGCCGTCGAACAGCTCGCCGATTTTCTTTTGAGTCATTCCCGACTGCAGAAGCCTGGAGTACTCCGTTGCCAGTTCACTCGGTGTCAGGTTTTCCCGATGCACGTTTTCGGAAATGCGACTGACGGCCGTTGCTTCTCCGGCGGTCTCGCGGATGATCGCCGGAATCGTTTTGAAGCCCGCTTCGCAGCAGGCTCGCCAGCGTCGTTCTCCGGCTGTGATCATGTACCGCTGCGGGCTGGTGTCTGCGATCGGTCGCACTGTGATCGGTTGCAGCAGACCGATTTCGCGAATGTTCGCGGCCAGTTGCAGGATCGACGCTTTGTCGATTAATCGGTTGGCTTCGTCGGGAACGATCAGACCGATATCGATTTGCTGCATCGTCTTGCCGGTGGCCGGATCGACAGTCATCGGAGGACTTACGTCCTTCCGCTCGCCGGAAGTTTGGGGCCCACGTTTGGATTTCTTCGGCCCGGAGACGCTCGCAGCGGGTGGCCATTTGGGCTCATCACGCGGAGCGGTGATGGCGACATTGAACAGCCGCTGAATCGCGACGCGAGCTTCGTCGCCGGACAGGTCGGGTGGCTTGCCGGCTTTGCGGCCGAACCAGATTCGCAGCTCTGGTTCGGTTCCCAGAAACAGACCGCCAAAGCGGGTTTCGCAGTAGCCGGACTCGTTGATGCTGTCGATCAGTCGCGCGACCGGATCTTCCGGATTCGCCGCAAACTCGCCGCGATGGGTGAGGATCGTCGACACGATCGCCATCGCGTCATTTTTGTTTTTGCGAGCTCCGAACAACTGCGCGTCGGGGATGACGATGAGCGACCAGACGACCAGCGGCGTTTTCGTCCAGGCCTCATCCAGCCACGTCGACATCGCGTCGAGCTCCGCGGCCTGCAGGTGAGAGGCTGCGTGGCCATAGACGGTCCAGCCGAAAGGCTCAATGATCTTTTCCAGCTCAACGGTGAGCTCGTTGCGCGTTTTGGTGGTCGTGCGAGCGGCGGCCGCTTTCGTGTTGCGGGTGGCGACGTTTGAGTTTTTGACGTTGGTCATGGCGGGAACCTTTCAGGATTTGAAATTTGAGATTTGAAATTCAGAACACACATTTCGATCGAAATGAATTTAGTGCGGCGCTGCATTCCGCTGCATCACAGCCACTTGCTTGAGGTAACTTTCGCGAATCTCCGCCTGTTTGCGGAGCTGCTCCGGTGTCAGCGACTCACTGACGCTCGGCTTCAGCATCGGAGCGGCTGCCGACCGGGCCGGATCGCTGCGAACTCGCAGCAGTTCGCGGGCAAAATCTTCGTCGTCGTCCGACAATCGCAGTCCCAGCGGTTTCCCGGCGGAATCTTCGCCCATCACGTCGCGGGATTTCCACGCAGCATAGATCACGCTGCCAGGACAATCGGCTTCGTCAACTCTCGCAACCTGGTGGAACAATGCGGCCAATCGCTGGCGGTCGCGGTCGGAATCGTCGGTGCGAGCCCATTCTTTTTTGACCAGGTCGCGGAAGTACCGATCGAACAATTCGACGTCCCTGCGTTTCACGATCTGGTCGACGTGTGCGGCGGTGATGTTTCGGAAACTGACCGCGCTGGATTTCGGTTTCGTCGACTGCGATTCCGAAGAACTTTTCAAAGACTCATGCTGAGCATGTGTTTTATTAGCATGTACAGCATGCTTCATGCTATTAGAAGAGAGGTCTAAAAGTTCACCCTGAACTTTGGGGTGAACTTCTGCCGAAAGTTCACCCCGCGCTGTCGAAAGTTCACCCTGAACTTTTGAAAAGTTCACCCTGAACTTTTCAAACGTCCGGGGTGAACTTTTGCTGTTTTCGACCAGATCTATGAACCACGCAATCGCCGATTCCGGGATCACAGAGCCGATGCGGAACATCCATTCGGCAGCCGTGTTGACGGTCGCGGATTGCTCCAGAATCCCAGGCTCTTCAGCGCGGACTCGATCGACGTTGATTCGGATGGCTCGCGGCGTAACGCTCGCCCAGGCGGCAACCTTGTCGATCGAGACCGTCATCAGAATAAATCCCTGCTCGTCAATGGCATCGACTAGACGCGGCTCGTTCGCGGCTGCGAACAGCAGGCCGCGAAAGACCGTCCGTTTGCGTTTAGGAACGATTCTCGAAATGCAGTGATTGAGTGTTGCGATGTCAAAATCGAAAGTTTTTTGGTTTGACTTCATGTCCGGTCTTCCGTGATCTCTGAACCTTACAACTGCAGATCGGCAATCGATTCGCAGCGGGTCATTGTTTGGGTTTGATATAACGAATTCCGTGCTGAGATCGACGAGTTCCTTGCCGATCGGGATTCTGATTTCGCTGGTGTCTTCAGGAATCACAGCTCGCCCTCCGGTTGCGAGACAATGCCGCCGGGTTCCAGGAGTCGGATCGCTGAGACCAGGCCGCGCAGGTACAGGTCGAGCGATTTCTGGCGGCCGTCGCGGTTGAGCGTATCCAGCTCCAGCGAGAGACGCTCCACACCGGAACGCTTGAGCATGATCGCTGGCAGTTTCGCGATCAGCTTGTCGCTGTCAGAAATCATCAGCTTGTCGCCGCAAAGATGGGCAGTCAGCATCAGTCAGCCTTTCAAAGTAGAGGCATCAGCCGCTGAAAACTGCGGTGCCGGAAGAAACAGCTCCGAACGTACGACTCGCACGTCTGCCGGGTTCGCGTCGGTCGACAGCCGCACCTTGTTTCCGCGAATTTCTTTGACGGTGACTTCGAACGTCACGCCGCGTACGAAGAATGTCAGCGATTCGCTGGTTTGTCTTGAGAGCACCAACATAACGGCAGTTCCTTTTTTGGAAGTGGATTTTTGAATCCGGACGAGTCGGTGAGGCGACTCGTCCGGATCTCGGGGGAGGCTTTGTTGCCGGGCAGCCGCCGGCTCGGCTTCTGTCGTTTATGCCGCGTCCTGATCGTCGTCGACGAACTTTTCAGCAGCAACTGGCCTGCGCTGATCATGCTGCGGAATACGGCATGCTTTCGCGCGGGTGTCTTCGTTGTGACGGTGGGCTCAATCAGGACGTCGTCTTTGTCGCTCGGATGCGGGTACACGTCCATTTTGAGCGTTACAGTTCGCGAACGGCCGCGAGAAGCAGCCGCTGCCAGTCCTCGGCCGCTTCCGGCGATGCCTTCGACATCGTGTCGAGTTAGATGGGTGTCTGTGATGTGGCGGTCCAGAGCCAAGAACCATCCAGAATTTTTCACTGTTCATTTGCCGCCCCCATTTCGATCGAAATGACGGCTCAGCAGCGAATGCTGGCTGGCAGGTCTGCCAGCAGCGTCGGGAAGCCGGCGACGATCTCGCGGAGAATGTCGGCTCCGCTGTAGTGACGCTCGGTGATGTCGCTGGCCTGGTCTTCGCTCGCGTCGATGGCGTGACACATCATGTGACTCGAAGCGGCGCGATTGACGGCGCGCTTCCATTTGGTGGCGGCAGTTTTTCGGAGCGAATGCGACGGAGCGCCGTCGCAGAGCGAGACGTGCGGCAAATTCGCCTGCGTCCGGATCCTGCCGAACTCCCGATCCCAGAACTTTCCGTTGTAGGGAAGCGGAAACACGCGAGCCTTGTCGAGACCGTCGCACTGATCGACCAGCCAGCGCAGGTGCGGACTCATCGGCGCAATCAGCGTTTCGCCGGTTTTGTTCGTGCGCTTTTTGATCCAGCCGAATTCCCAATTGGCCTGCAACTGATTGCCGCCTGCCAGCGGCGGCGACGGGCTGCGGAAAACTTCGGACCACAGCAAGCCCAGGCCACTCCTGGATTCGCGGGGCCAGATGTCGCCTGGCCGGAAACCGTGAACGGTGCAGATCGCGATCACGTTCCACCAGAACTGAAACGGCTCCAGGTCGTCGACATTCGGCCAGGTCAGTGTGTCGCGAATCTCGATGGCTGCCGTCAGCAGTCGGTCGATTTCTTCGTTGCTGGCCGGCATCGGGACTTGTTTGACCGTTTCGATTTTCTGTTGCTTGCGAATGAGGCGCGATCGCATTTCTGGAAGTGGCTTTTTGATGTGTCCGGCGGCGAACATTCTGCGCCAGATCGTGCGCAGACTTTTGATCTTGTTCGAAGCCGTCTTCACACCGCCATTCTTCAGGGAAAATACGTAGAATTTGGCCAGCAATGTCGGGTGTTTTTCCAAATCCATAACCGTCGGTCCCCGAGACCGACGGTTGTTTTTTGCGCACGTCGAATTCGGCTCCATTTCGCGGGGTGTTTTGAGCCCGTCGAACCAGTCGCAAAAGTGCTTGACGGCCGTGCGGTATCCGCTGATCGTCGACGCCTTGTCCTCGATTTCCAGACTCGGCAGAATCTCCGATAAGAAGAGGGACAGGAATGTTTTCTCCGATCGGCTGTTTGCCACCGGCAGCCGCTCGATGGGCTCGAATTCGTCCGGCAACTGCGGCCAGGTAAATGAGCACTGCAACATCTGCGAACTGTCGGCGGTCATCGTCGTTGAAATCAGCATCCGCAGGCACTCCATCAGCTCCGGTGACGCGGTCAAATTCAATTCGAGTCGCATTCTTGGCGACTCTTGCAACGGGACGGGTGCAATCACGGATGAGTTCTCCAGGGCGGATATCGCCGACACTCACAGTGCCGTTGCTATCCAGTCCCTGAACAGGAGATTTCCCGATAATCCCGGTCTCGGTACTCAATCCGAGCAGGATCTTCGGTCTTGTCTGGTTTCGGCAACAGTCCGTGCCGGTCAACCCCCATGCTTTGCGTGACTCGTTCATTGCAAAAACTCCGTTGCGTCCGTGAATTCGCTTGTCCTGTGCACTCAGCGGCTGTCCGGATTCCGCTCCACTGACTTTCGGCCTGTTATCCTTTTCCGGTTGGATCGCTCAAGGCCTCGCGTAGCAGGCCTACCCGGCCTGGGGTATTTCACTTGCCTGGTGAGCGAAGTACTTCCGCGCCTGAATCAGATCGATGCACAGGACGTCCCGGAGTCCGGAGTCCATCCATTGGCTGTCAATCGCGTCAATCGCGATGGCCGCGTGTATCGCGTCACGATCGATATTCAGTTGTTCAGCCGCGAAGAAGATCGTCGCCCATTCGAACGCCCGCGCTGGCGGGTTTTTGAAAATTGTCATCGTTTGCCCCCGATTTGAGATTTGAGATCCGAAATTCCGCAGTTGCAAGCGAAGGAATTGAACCCTCATTTCGCGGCCTTGGGAGCCACGCGACTTATCCGGTTAGTCGAGCCTGCAATTCGGATCAGCATCGGTCGGGTGTTATTCTGGAAGTGCAAAAACGAAGACAGCCCGCTGATCCATGCCAGATCAGCGGGCTGTTTGTTGTTGTTGTGTTCAACCACCCCTCTGTCTGACGGGGTGATTTGTAATGTATAGTTGACAGCTTGTCAATTAAATATGACAGGCTTTTTTTGGAAATTTCAGATGAACTTCTCCGCCGATAATTTCGGTGAGTTTCACCACCAATTCCCACGACGGCTTCGATCGTCTGTCCTTGACTTCGTAGAGGTGCTGTCGGCTAATTCCAGCCGCAGCGGCAACCTGCGCGATTGACAAGGAATCACGATCCTCGAAGTACTGATTGAGTTGTTCGAAGAATTCGTCCACTGGGTTCACCGTTGTTTGGGTTGATCTTTTGGCCATAGCGATTGTAACCTTTATCTGACAAATGGCAATGTCATCTGAACGCGAATTGCCGATATGATTGGTGAGTTGTCGTTTCCGTTTTTCACTTTGGAGTTGAGTCCGGTGGTGTTTCGCGCTTCATCGCGATTCGTTTGATTCGCTTTTGCTGTTGCTCAATGGCTGGAGGTTCGACCGGAGCTGGCGGCGGCTCGCGGTCGCGATACAGCACGTCCCAGAAGCGATTCTTCCGCTTTCTTTTGGTGACTCGGTCCTCTTCTTTGTCGATCGACTTCTGCCGCTTCCGTTTGCGGTCTTCTTCGCCGTCAAGTTTTCGTTCGATTCGAAAAGCAAACGTGAGAAAGACCACGACGTAGAACATCGCAATTGCCACGATGACGGCTACAACCGCAAACGCCACGATGTACACCAGTGTCATCCACATCGTTCGAATCCGACCGAATGGCAGAAGAAAACGCTGTAAAAATGCACCCGGTAGGGCTCGAACCTACAACCTTCGGTTCCGAAGAACGGCGTTTGAACTCAGCGCATGAAAAAACCCGCGTTGAAAACGCGGGTTTGGGAGTTCATTCGAACCGGTTTCGCAAACCGGTGTTATTCTGCGCTCGAACTAATAATTGTTCCCCAGACTTACCCTTCTTGCGGCAACTCTGCATCGTCTGGCAGCACATGCACACCGCCACGGCCACCGCGTTTTCGGCGCTGGCACAGCAACGCCACCGCCTCCGGCGCAGAAAATCGCTGGCACAACACCAGCCACTCAAGATATTCACTGGCTG